GAATAGCAAGTGCTATAACAGGCGGGCCTTCACCTGCCGAGAAAAGGGCGAAAAAAGAAGCTGCTGCTGCCGAAGCAAAGGCCGCTGCTGCAAAGGCCGCTGCCGAAGCAAGGGCTGCGGAAAACGAAAAACTCGCCAAAGAGCAGAAGGTTGCCGAGGAATTAAAGGCGAAGGAAATAGTGGCCGAAAGAAAGAGGAGGCGCACCATAGGTGTTAAATCGTCTGTTCTGACATCCCCCCTTGGCGTGATAGACGAAGATAGTTTGGTGGATAAACTGGGATAAGACGGGTAAATTATTACCCGTATATACAGCGTTATGGCAAAAAAGTTAAGCATGGAAGATACCATCACGGATATTGTAGAGATGGTAAAGTCGGCTGGTGAGACCAGGGCTGAACATAAACAAATATCAGATGAGGTAAAACAGCTTATTCTTACCAAAAAAGAGGTATTAGAAGATATAAAGAAGGCACGGAAGAAAAAGGATAAGGCCCTTGTCAAGATGAGAGATGAAGAGGAATGGGCGAAAAAGGAAATTACAGGGGCAAGGAAAAGCGTTGGCCATGAAAGAAGGCTTGCTGAAGATAAGAAGAAGCTGGTTTTTGATGAGATGACTGCTGATATTAAAGAGGAAAGGGAGAGGAACATCTGTCTCGTAAGGGAGAACAGGGAACTCGATGAGGTTATAAAGGGTAAGAGAGAGAAACTCCAGAAATTAAAGGAAGGGATTGACTGCTAATGCCATCAGCAAAACAGGTAATGGCCAGATTTGACAGACTCGATAATGAGACTGAACGCAATAATTTTAAGACTATCTGGCAGGATGCAACCGATTATGTTCATATAAGGCGCAATGAAATTATAAGCAGGAAACAGAAGGGATCGCAGCGTACCGAAAAGGTATATGATTCCACGGCAATAAGGTCTAATGATTTACTTGCTTCAAGTCTACAGGGTTCTCTTACGAGTAATTCCGCATTGTGGGCGAAGATTAAGATAGCCGGGGATGATTTTAATAGTGATGATGCTGTCAGGGGGTGGCTTGACGGGACTTCAACGGCCATGTTCAGGGCTTTTAATGATTCCAATTATACCCTTGAAATGGCAGAGTTCTTTCTCGACCTGACAAGCGTTCATACTGCGTGTGTGCTTATAGAAGAGGATACGATAGAGAAGAGAGGGTTTAACGGTCTTAACTTCAGGGCATATCCTATTATGGATTATGTTTTTGAGGAAAATCATAAGGGTATTGTTGATACCGTTATAAGGAAATGCACCTTTACGGGCAGGCAGGCGAAACAGAAATTCGGTGATAAGGCGGGGAAAAAAGTATTACAGGCGGCAAAGAAGGGCGATGAGCAGTCTTTTAACTACCTCCACCTTGTTATGCCGATTAAAGAATACGGGGGCGGCAGGTTTGGTAATCCGGGCTGGAAATTTACCGATGTGTATATATCGTGTGAAGATGAGGTCATCACCCGTAAAGGGGGTTACTTTGAATTTCCCTATGTCGTTGCGAGATGGGCAAAAGCATCAGGCGAGAAATATGGCAGAGGCCCGACTAATAACGCACTACCCGATATAAAGACACTTAATGCCGCAATTTCATATATGCTTCAGGCATGGGCAAAGGATATTAACCCTTCGAGGTTAGTGCCTGACAGTTTGGGCTTTACGATTAAAGATGTACCTGGGACTAATATACCTGTTCCAGAGAGGTTTATAGAGGCTATACAGAAGGGTGCGCTTACATCCCAGGCAAGGTGGGAAGTATCACAGCACATGGTATCTGATTTAAGGCAGGCTATTAAAGAGGCATACTTTACGGACCAGTTGCAGATACAGAAGAAGGCGCAGATGACGGCAACGGAATCCGCCATCACATTTGATTTAATGCAGAGGTTACTTGGCCCTGTTTTCGGGAAGATAGAAAAATCCGTTTTCACCCCTATGGTTGAAAGGGTATTCGGCATAATGCTCCGTGCAGAGGCGTTTGATGAAGCACCCCCTCAACTTGAAGGACAGGGACTTGAGATAGAATATGTCGGCCCTCTTGCAAGATCGCAGAGGATGGGGGAAGTTGCGGCAATACGGAAATGGCTTGAGGCACTAGGGCTTATAGGGCAGTTTCAGCCTTCCGTGTTTGATGTCCCTGATTTTGACGAGATAGCGGTAGATATGGGAAGGCTTGTCGGTGTCAAGGAAAAGTATATTAATAGTGAGGATACTATAATACAGGTTAGGGATGCCAGACAGGCGCAGATACAGCAGGACAAACAACAGGAAAGACTTATGGAAAGTGCGGATGCGATGGGAAAATTATCCGCATACCAACCGGAGGGTGGCGGTGAAACAGAAGCCTAATAAGGCCTTAAAGTGTTATCTTGATACCTTTGGCAGGGGAAGTGGTCATGTGGTGCTTAAAGACCTTATGAATACCTTTGACTGTCCTTCTTTATCGGATAATTCAACTGCGCAACTTATAGCACTTGGGAATAGAATGGTGATAGACTTTATAAAGGACAGGCTGAAAGGTGCTTGCGGTGGGAACAGGAAGCCGTATGTAGACATTATGTGCGAAGTGGAAATAATTAATTTATCGGAAGAATAATCGCTGCGCTCTACCGAACTAAGGCTCGGTGGATTCGCTAGAATCTTTGCAATGGGAGGAATTAGACATGGCAGAAGTAGAATTAATAACACCTGATAGTGGAACAGAGACAACGGCTGATAATCAGGATACGGATATAACGCCAGAACCGAGTCCTATACCTGAGAACTGGAAAGAGTGGATACCTGAAGATATAAGGAATACACCCGTAATACAGGAAACAAAAGATATAACGGGCATGGCTAAAAGGCTTGTGGATTCACAGGCCATGATAGGAAAGTCCATGCGGATGCCGGAAGATGGTGATACCGCAGGGTGGGATGAGGTCTACGGTAAACTTGGGAGACCCCAGGCGGCAATAGATTATAAGATAGACCCCTCGATTACTCCGGAAGGTGCGGTTAATGAAAAACTGCAAACTTCATTCCTTGAGGCGGCACACAAGATAGGGCTTAATAATACACAGGCAAATGCCCTTGTCTCATGGAACAACGAGCAACTTCAGTCTATATATTCAATCAAGGATGAACAGGCGAAAGATGCGGTTTCCCAGTTAAAACATGATTGGGGAAATGCGTTTAAGGAGAGGCTTGCTGTAACAGAAAGAGTCCTCACTCAGTTTGGTGAGGGTGAAGTGTCGGCAGCGGCAGTCAGGGATAACCCCGCCCTTATCAAACTTGTCTATAATATGGGTAAGGATTTAATTGAAGGACAGGTTAGTGGTGATAGCGGGCTTGGTTCTATGACAATGTCCCCGAAAGAGGCGTTGAACAAAATTAATAAGTTGCACAGGGATAGTGAGTTTATGAAAGCCTATCACGAGCAAAAGAACCCTGGGCATCAGGGGGCTATGGAAGAGATGACGGATTTACATAAAATGGCTTATCCTGAAGAAGAATAATAATAATAATAGTAGTAGTAGATTTTTTTCCCAGACACCTGCATATAATGCAGACTGGGTGCATGGCCATACAGTTGGTCAGACTGGTGACTTAATCACAAGGAAGTCTTGCATAATTAAGATACCTTCCGATATAAAAAAAAGAAGAGAGAAGGAATTAGTAGAAATCTTTATTTATTGGGAGGTATTCTTATGAGTACTGAAATTACGGCAGCATTTGTCCAGCAATACCGAAACAACCTTATACACCTGTCACAACAGGATGATTCAAGGTTGATTAATGCGGTTAAACTGAAAGAGAATGTGACCGGCAAGCAAGTGTTTTTTGACAGACTTGGGTTGCAGACTATGACCCAGCTTACATCACGCCATGCTGACACCACACAGGTTGACACGCCACATTCAAGGCGCATGGCATCATTAGCACCTTACACGGTTGCTGATTTAATTGATGACCCCGACCAGGTTAGAACACTTATCGACCCAACCAACGGTTACGCAAAGGCGCAGGCGAGTGCTATAGGCAGAACACAGGATGATATAATCATCGCTGCTATGCTTGGTACTGCCGCTACTGGCGAAACTGGTTCGGGTTCACAAACACTACCATCCGCACAGAAGGTTACAATTCAAATCGGTGGTGGAGGTTCAGATGATTATCTTAATCTGGAAAAGGTATTACAGGCAAAAAGGATTCTGGATGCCGCAGAAGTAAACAAGGAAGGTCGTTGTCTTGTTTACGATGCAATTCAGATGGAAAATTTCCTGCAACTTGAGAAGGCAACATCAACTGATTATGCTTCGATTCGTGCATTGGTAATGGGCGAAATCAATACTTATCTTGGTTTTACATGGATACATTCTGAAAGACTGACGACTGATTCAAATAGTGATACACAGGTCATAGCTTTCCAGGGTGATGGTGTTGGTCTTGGCATAGGAAGGTTGAGAGAGACAAGAATTACAGAGGAATCTACCAAGAATTACGCTACTCAGGTTTGGAGTTATCTTGACATGGGTGCTGTAAGAGTTGAAGATTCAACTGTTGTTGAGATTGCGTGTAAGCCATCTTAACGGTTTTTGTTCTTATTTAAGTAGAAAACATTAACTTTTTTTTAATAATAAGGAGTATTGATTATGGCTACTTTATACAGTACGCAAATCACAAATGATGATGCTTCCCCACCGGTAAGGGGGGAGTTTAATCGCAACGGTTCTGCTCTGAGGTGTAAGATTGGAACATACGATGCCTCCGGTTCGGAAAGTGCAGCCGATGTTATTCAGATGGTAAAAGTTCCAAAGGGTGCGATAGTTAATTCGCATCTCTCATATCTTATATGGGAGGACTTTGGGACTACCGTAACCGCAGATATCGGAGATGGTGGCGATGATGACAGATATTGTTCTGCGCTTGCTTTAGGTACTGCAAGTACATCTTCTGTCACCACATTTCAGGAAGCTGCGGGTGCTGGTGTGTATGCGGCAGAGTATGAGTATACTGCTGCTGATACCATTGATATAACACTTGATGCGGTCAGTTCACCGACAGCGGGTCAGACTTTGAAGATGTTTGTGTTTTACACACAAAACGGGTAAGGGTTTTTAAGGGGATAAGGTCCTTGCCTAACCATTGCCTCTTTATACTCTAAAGAGTGGGTTAATCCTTATCCCCGTTTTTTTTATATAAGGAAAATATGAACAGTTCAACTGCAATAGCTAATGCCAGCTTACTGTTGATAGGTGCGAAGGAATTAACTGATCTGGACACCGATACCACTACTACTGGCAGAATAGCACAGAGATGGTACGCCCATACAAGGGACTCTATCCTGAGAGGTTACACATGGAATTTTGCTTTAAGGAGACAGGCTTTATCCAAGGATGCCACAGGTCCTGATTTTGAATTTACAAATTCGTTCACCCTTCCGACAGACCCGTATTGTTTAAGGGCTTTGGTGATGTTTGACAGCGATTCTGAATGGAAGGTGGAAGGCCGTAAACTTCTTACGGATGACGGAACGGTAAACCTTAAATATATAGCCCGTATTGCGGATACGGTTGAGTTTGATGATTTATACACGGATGCCCTTATCTATAGGTTTGCAGCCAATATGGCTTTTCCGGTAATGAGGGACAAGGTTCTTCAGGATAGACTTACCATACAGTATCTCGAAAGGGTCAGGGAAGCCAGGAGTGCCGATGCTATAGAAGGCACATTCAATAAGATAAGGTCTGAAGTATTTATTGATTCACGGAGAACCGGCAGTACAATTCCACCCGCTACGCCACCGAGTTCTGCTGGATCGGCAAGATGAAGTGTTCACTAGGTGAAAGTGTTCACTAAAGATGAACATCCTGAAATGTGAACAAAGATGTGAAAAAAAGCGATTATGGCCAGAACACAGAAAATATTTACATCATTTACAACGGGTGAGATAAGCCCGAAACTCAGTTCAAGGGTTGACTTTTCTAAATATGTAAATGGTTGCGAAACGCTGGAGAACTATACGATATTACCGCAGGGCGGTGTGACACGCAGGCCGGGTACTCGTTTCGTCAAAGAAGTAAAGGACAGCACGAAGAAAGTAAGGCTTGTACCCTTTCTTTTTAATGTTACAGATGCCTTTATTCTTGAATTTGGCGAGAATTATATAAGGTTTTACAAGAACCAGGCTAATATTACTAATCTTGGGAGTCCCGTAGAAATCACGACAACATACGCAGAGGCAGATTTATTCGACCTTCATTTTGCCCAATCTGCGGACATACTGTATATTTCACACAAGGATTATGCTCCGAGAAAACTAAGTCGTGCATCCGATATCTCATGGGCTTTTGCCGTTATATCATTTGATCCTCCCCCTACATTTGAAGCTGATACAGATTTAACCGCTGCTTTAAAACCATGCGATGAAACGGTTGGCACGGCAAGGACTTTTATCGGTGCGAGTGGTTCGGAAAAGATAACAAACGGAGAGTTTACTTCTGGTATTACGGGATGGACAGATAGAAGTGTAGGAACAGGTGCTATCTCGTTTGACACCAACCACATGGAGATCACGGAAGGTGGTGGCGGTGGCGGTTCTGGAGTTGACGAGGGTATAGCGGAACAAAACATTACGCTGACAGCAGTTTCCCATACCATATCATTTAAGGTTACGGTAGGTGCTTTACGGTTAAGAATAGGGACTACATCAGGGGCGCAGGATGTGCTTACCGATGCAAGTTATAGTGCGGGAATACATACGGTGGCCTTTACGGGCAATGCGGGAGATAATTTTGTCCAATTCCATAACCTTACAAATGCCCTGCATGAACTTGATAATGCAAGTGTTGTTATCAATTCTGATATATTTCTTGCTGCTGATGTGGGAAGGGCGATAAAATCAGGTGCGGGCAGGGGCTTTATTGCTTCGATTGTAAATGCACATAAGATTACAGTAGATATAACTTCGGCCTTTTCAAGTACAACACTAGTAGCAAGCGGTTCATGGTTTCTTGAAAACTCACCCAATGACACCCTGACCCCAAGTGCCGTAGGGCCGATTGGGTCGTCAATAGAACTGACCCTGGCAAGTGCGGGATGGCGGTCTACAGATGTGGATAAATATGTGAAGGTAAATAACGGGATGGGCAAGGTGACATTCTTTACATCTTCTACGGTTGTTAAGATTGAAGTTCTGCGTTCCCTTGATGATACCTCTGCTGCCCCCGGTGGAACATGGACTCTTGAAGATGATTCATGGACAAGTACAAGGGGATACCCTGCTGCCGTAGGGTTTTTTGAACAGAGGCTTTTTTATGCAAGAACAGACACGCAACCCCAGACATTATGGGGAAGCGTTATAGATGATTTTGAAAGTTTCGCTACGGGTACAAATGCTGCCGACAGCCTTGACTTTACATTAACAGGCATGAATCCAATAAGGTGGCTTTCGCCAAAATCACAATTATCAGTAGGGACATACGGTGGTGAACTTGTTATCAGTTCAACAAGCGATGCCGCTTTATCCCCGACAAATGTAAAGATCAATGAGCAGACTACTCATGGAAGTTCATCCCTTCAACCCATAAGGGTGGGGGAAGTAACGCTGTTTGTTCAGCGTTCAAGAAGAAAATTGCGTGAGTTTGTCTTTGTGTTTGAGGATGATAATTTTCAAGCACCCGATTTAACCCTGCTTTCTGATAATATAACAGAAGGCGGTATAGATGATATATCCTACCAGCAGGAACTTGAATCCATTGTGTGGTGTGTCAGGAATGACGGGCAACTGCTTGGCATGACATACCAGAGGAAACAGGATGTTATAGGGTGGCACAGGCATACCACGGGGGCATCGGGATTATTTGAAAGTGTCGCCACTATCCCAATATCAAATAAAGACCAGACATGGGTTATTGTAAATAGAACTGTAAATGGCGGGGTTAAAAGGTGTGTGGAATATTTTGATGAAGATGCGTGGAGTAGTGCAACAGCCGAGTTTAACCAATGGAATATGCTTAATACTGATAGTGCGGTTATATACGACTCTACGGCTACTACCACGATCACAGGGCTTAATCATCTAGAGGGCGAGGAAGTCACGGTGGTAGCTGATGGGGCTGCCCATCCGAACAAGACCGTTTCAAGCGGAAGTATTACCCTGGAACGATCTTCTACGGAAGTGGAAGTAGGACTGGCATATACATCAACACTTAAAACCGTGAAACCGGAAGCCGCATTATCAACGGGTTCTTCGCAGGGTAGATTCAAGGGATGGTCCGAAATAGTGGTGAGACTGCTCAATACATTGGGCGGTACTATTAACGATGATGTTATTGAGACAAGGACACCGGAGGATAGTATGGATGCTGAACCGCCCCTGTATACAGATGATTATATCGTGCAGAATTTAGGTTATGACAGGGCGGGGCAGATTACGGTGCAACAGACACAGCCGTTCCCGCATACCATTCTCAGTATTACAGGCACTATAGATATAGGAGAAAACTGATTCCCAGGGTTATTCCGTTTGAAGCAAGGCATTTGGACATGATTAGGATGCGCAGGTTTGATATAGGCAGTATTGAGGGAATGGATAACTGGCGTGATGTAATCAGAAAACAGACTGAAAACGGTTCATCTGCCACAGGAATAGATGATAATGGTATGGTTGGCGTGATAGGTGGTGTGTGCGTTGTCCGTGATGGCGTTGGTGTTGCATGGGCGATTACATCCGACCTGATAGTAAAATATAAGATATATGCCCACAGGGTTATAAGGGATGTGGTTAATGATAGTTTCGAGAGGTTTAACCTGCACCGTGTTGAGGCATCAATAATAGTAGACCATACGGTAAGTCACAGGTGGGTGGAAAGATTAGGATTTAAAAAAGAGGGACTGATGCGAAAATTTGACCACAAACAGAGAGATTACTATTTATATGCGAGGGTAAAATAATGGAAGTAGCAATAGGGGCGGCAATAGGAGCAGGAGTTGGATATATTGCCACAGGTGAAGCAGAAGGTGCGCTTATAGGCGCAGGCGTTGGTGCGATTGGCGGTTATGCGGTAGGGCAAATGGGTGCAGCACCTATAGGAGGATTACCAGGAGGAGGTACAGGAGCAGGTGCGGGTGCAGGTGCGGGTGCAGGAGCAATAGCAGGACCAGGAGGAGCAGGAGCAACAGGAGCAGGAGGATTTGGAATTGGTCTTGGTACTCCCACGACTTCCTCACAAATGGTAGCAGCAGGTGGTATCCCCATAAAAACAGCGGGTTTCTTTGGTAAGATGGGTACTACATTGGCCAAGGTAAGTAAAGTCGCAACGCCTTTAATGCTTGCGGGTTCACTTCTTACTGCGGGGTCTGGTGTGGCGGGTGCTTATGGTGCAGCAGGTCAAGCTGATGTGGAAGCAATGTATTCCGATAGACAGGCGGTACAACAAGAACTTGCCCGCTTGGATGAAAAGGATAGAAGGGTAAGGCGGTATTTAAAGGACAAGAGTGATGTTGAAAATTATTATGCAGGCGTGGGTCTCCGTTCTGATGTGGGTTCGCCCCTGGTAGTAACAAGTGATTATTTCTATACCCTACAGAAAGATTTACGGGCCATAGATATGGTTGGTTACGGAAAAATTGAGGGTTACCAGAAAGAAGCACAAACATTCAGGACTTATGCTGATAGAACCAGAAAGGCCGCACCATACGAGGCTGCGGGACAGGTTTTATCTACTGCCGGGAGGGCGTTAATATAAAGAGATGGGAATAAAATTACCTATAGATACAAGGGAAAAGGCAGTACCTGGCGGATCAGTTCTTCCCAGTCCTAGTTGGCAGAATGTTACTCACCAAAAAATTGTTCCCAATGCGTTAGGGGTATTGGGAAAGGCAATTGAAGAGGTGGGGTATACTGTCCAGCAGGTAAATGATAGGACAGAACTGGAAAAACAATCACTTAAAACCGAATCAAAAATATCTGGAATAATCCTGCAAAATTCCACTAATATTCAAGACCCCCAAAAATTTCGTGATAAGACCGCAAAGGAAGTAAGCAAGGTAATAGATGATGCACGAAATAATATTAACTTCAGGAATAGACAGGAATTTGATATTATCTCTACAAAACTGGGACTTGATGCCGAAGCAAAGATAGCGACTGGCGGTATAAAAAAGACAGTTGATCTTTCTGCTGCCCAATTCACTATAAGTAAAAATGATTTAATGGAAAAGTATCTTGCGGAATCAGTAAATCCAGACACAGGATTGCCCTATACAGAAGAGGATGTTGTTGGTGCGGTAAATACTCTGATACAGGATAGGTTTGATACCGGTGTGTTTGATGCGGAAAAATCGATAAAGGAAGAGGCGGATTACCAGGCTGATTTAGCCAGATTAGATTTCCTTAAAAATTACGAAGATGACCCAAAGGCTGCTGTTGAAAAATTAGAAAAAAATAAATGGTTGTCATCGGAACAAAAAATAAATCTTCATTTTAAAATGTCGGGCCGAATTACGAAAGTTGAAAAAAAACAGGAAAAGGAAAGGAAGGCAAAAATACAGGCGGATGCGGATGAATTGTATCGGTTGCTGGTATCACCAGAAGATGGCACGGAAGTAAAGCAGGAGGATATTGATAAAATCAGGGGAGATGGGTTGGGTGGTAGTGAGTTAAGGGTACTACAAAACAAGTTTAATGAGATTGAAGATAAGGGTGGGGTTGGCGATACTGACCTGAGAAATACACATAGCATCTCTATACTAAATGCGGATACAATAGAAGATTTAAATAGCATAGGTAAAATAATAAAGAAAGAGGCGGGTAAAGGACAGCTTAACACGCCACAGACAAAGGAATTGATTGCCTCTATTGAAAGCCGAAAAGCCAAGATACTTAAAGGAGAAAGGCCATTGGGTTATACAGAGTATAAGGGCATGGTAAAAACGCTTTTTGGTGCGGAAAGTTTAGACACATTTTGGGATGCCGATAGGGCGATTAAGGTGAATGTAGCTTTAGGCCGTTATATAAAACTTATTGATGGGGGAAAATTACCTTCAGAAGCTTATCTCCAGGTAAAAAAGGAAATTCCCCTGCCAATGGGAAGTTCCACCAAAACAATAGATCAGTTAGATAAGCAATTGGCAAATAGTTTGTTTTTGTTCAAGCAGGGTAAAATCACAGAAAAGGC